ACATTTGATAGTGCTGGAATAAATACAACATTAACTGGAAGCGAAGGTTCTTTTGCAGAAGGTGGTTCTGTTAGAGGTGGTATGCCAGTAACAGTAGGAGAACGTGGTAGAGAATTATTTATACCTTCATCAAATGGAACTATTGTACCAAACCATGATTTAGGTGGTGGAATGAATATAACATTTAATATTCAAGCAAATGATGTTAGAGGTATTAAAGAATTATTAATTGATAATAGAGCAACTATAATTAACTTAGTTAATCAAGGTGCTAATGCGAAAGGAAAATCTAATATAGTATGAGTGGTACATTCCCATCAAGTCCAGCACCAAGAGATGTAGCAATATCATCTAATCAAAATACTATTGTTACGACTACTGCTTCTGGCAGACGACAAGCTAGACAAATAGATGGTCAAAGATTTAGATTAAGAATTAGATTTCCAGTTATGACTAGAGCAGAATTTGCACCTATTAATGCTTTCATAATGAAACAAAGATCACAAATGGAATCATTCCAATATGTTCCACCAACAATAGATGATTCTTTAGGAGTTGCTTCAGGAGTTATATCTGTAAATGGTGCTGTAAGTGCTGGTGCTACATCTTGCTCAATAGATGGTATGGCAAATAGTACAAATGGAATATTTAAAGCTGGAGACTATTTTAGATTTACTGGACAGAATAAAGTTTACATGGTTGTTGCAGACGTTAATTCAAATGGTTCTGGTGCAGGAACATTAACTTTTGAACCACCATTAAGAGCAAACGTAGCTGATAATACAGTTCTAATTTATTCTAATGTAGATTTTACAGTTGGATTAACTGGAGATATTCAAGAATTTACTATTGGCACAGAAAACTATTTTCAATACGAAGTTGATCTTATAGAGGTATTGTAATGACTAGATCATTAACTGCTTCGCTAATAACAGAATTAGAAACAAATAAACTTAACCCAGTTGAACTTGTTTATTTAGGAATAGGTGCTGGAACATATTACACAGATCATTATAAAGATATAACTTATGATGGTAACACTTATACAGCTTCATCATTATTTTTAGGAAGTTCAGAAGTACAAGAAACTGCTGATGTATCAGTTAATAATCTTACACTTAAATTTTCAGGTGCAGATACAACAATTATAAGTCTTTTGTTAAATAATGATTACATGAATAAACAAGCAAAAGTTTACAGAGGATTTTTAAATGATTCTCAAACATTAATAGCAGACCCATTTCTTTTGTTTGATGGAAGAATATCTAATTTTACATTAGAAGAAAATGCAACAACATCTTCTGTTAATGTTGTTATAGCATCTCATTGGGTAGATTTTGAAAAAGTACAAGGTAGAAAAACTGCTGTCAATTCTCAAAAAATTTACTTTCCTAATGATGAAGGAATGGAGTTCGCAAGTAAAACATCACAAAAGATTAAATGGGGAACAGCTTAATGACTGACTTATATAGAATAGTTCATCTATTTAGACAGTTCCCTAAATACGATAAATTTACTTATGAGCAATTAGTAACAATGATAACACCTTCTTTAAATTTAGATCAATACCAAATACATAGAGTTGGTAAAGAAGATGTTGGATATACTAGTTGGGCATTTTTAAATGATATTGTTGAACACAGATATAAATTAACTGGCAAATTAAAAGCTAACGAATGGAACTGTGGAAAAAACATTTGGGTAATTGGTGTTATTGCAAAAAGTCATACATTTGAAATTATGAAATGGGTAAAAGAATATTTTAAACCTAAATTAGAAGTTAATGAGTCTATCAAATGGATTAGAGCAGATGATGACTTAAATATTTATAGAAGATCAGAAAAATACAAACGTCAATTCCATGTTCATCAATGAAAAAACTAAACTTTAAAATAATAGCTACAACAACACTAGTTTTTTCTTTAGTATTTGATTTACTAAATACACTATTCTCAACTACTGTTAATGAAACATTAATATCTATATACAAAGCAGAACCAGCAACAATAACAACAGCTATTATAAATTTTGTTATAGCAACTGCTGTAAGTTATGTTCTTGCACCAAAACCTAAAGCACCAAGACAATCTGCTTCAGATGAAATTAAAGGTATATTAGTTAATAAAGATGCAAACAACAATCCAATTCCTATTGTATATGGAAAAAGACAAGTTGGTCTTACAAGAGTTTATGTTGAAAGTTCTGGCACAGATAATCAATATCTTTATATTGCTGGAGTTCTTTGTGAAGGTGGTGGTAATGGAATTGAATCAATAGATGAGATTTATGTTGATGACAAATTAGTAACTTGGTCTGGTGCATTAACAGATGGAACTTTAAGAACAGTTGATGCGACAGATACTAATTTTTATAAAGGTGGAGAATCATTAATATCAGTACAAGGATTTTATGGTTTGGATAATCAATCTGCATCATCATTATTACAAGAACAAGCTAATTGGACTTCTAATCATAAACTATCTGGTCTTGCTTATCTTGCTGTTCGCTTAAAATGGAATCAAGATGCCTTTAGTGGAATACCAGAAATTAGAGTTACATTAAAAGGCAAAAAGATATATGACCCAAGATTAGACTCAACTAAGGGTGGTTCTGGTTCTCATAGACAAGATACTGCTTCTACTTGGACTTATTCAAATAACTCATCATTAGTTCTTTTAGATTATCTTAGAAATACAAGATATGGAAAAGGTTTACCTAATTCAGTTTTTGAAACTAATTATGATGCTTTTAAAACCTCAGCAAATACTTGCGACACACAAGTAACACCTTATTCTGGTGCAGTAAGTGATATTAATTTATTTGAAACAAATGCAGTATTAGATAGTGAAAAAAAGGTAATTGAAAATGTAAGAGAATTATTAGTTCCAATGAGAGCAATCTTTAATTACACACAAGGTAAATATAAAGTTATTGTAGAAGGAACAGGAAGTTCACAATTACTATTAACTAAAGATAATGTTGTAAGTGAAGTTAAATTACAAGGTGAAAGCAAAAACGAAAAATATAATAGAGTTATAGGAACATTTACAAACCCAGATAAAGATTATCAAGCAGACACAGTTTCATTCCCACCTTATGATGATTCTGCTTTACCAGTAGAAGATCAACACGCAACTATGTTAGCTGAAGATAATGGAACTTTATTGGAAAGAACTTTTGACATGATGCACGTTACTTCTCCTTATCAAGCTGAAGAAATTTGCGAGAACATATTAAAAAGATCAAGAAATAATTTAAAAGCAGAAGTTAGAGTTACATCAGAAGCACTTAACTTATCTATTGGAGATATAGTAACTGCAACTTATGAAACTGCTGGATTTGTTGCAAAACCATTTAGAGTAATGTCATTATCAATAAATTCAGATTCAACAGTAAATCTTGGATTAGAAGAACATCAAGATAACTTTTATACTTGGGAACAAAAAAGCGAAGCACCAACTATTCCTGATACTGATTTACCAAATCCATTTTCTGTATCTGCGCCAGCTTCAGTTACATTAGACGATCAATTAATTGAATACTCAGACGGAGTTGTTATTACTGCTTTAGATGTAACAATAGGTGCATCACCAGATAGCTTTGTAGATTATTATCAAGTAGAATATAAACTAAGTACCGATACAGATTATATAATCCATGCACAAGGAAAAGGATTAAATCAAAGAATACTAAACGTAAAAGATGGATTTGCTTACAACGTAAGAGTTAAAGCATTTAATACATTAGGAGTATCTTCTACATATACATCTGCAACAAGAACTATTGTTGGTGGAATTGCACCACCTTCTGATGTAACAGATTTCTCTTGTAATATTATTGGTGGAGATGCACATTTATCTTGGCAACAAATAGCAGACTTAGACTTAGCACATTATCAAATTAGATATTCTACATTAACAACAGGTGCTTCTTGGGGTAACTCAGTTTCTTTAGTTGAAAAGGTTGCAAGACCAGCTACTTCAGTAACAGTTCCAGCAAGAGTAGGTTCATATCTTATAAAAGCAGTAGATAAAAATGGTAACTATTCTTCTAATGAAACAATCATTGAAACAAATGTATTAGCAATAGGAAATTACAATGCTGTTGCAAGTCAAACTGAATCTCCTACATTTTCAGGAGTAAAAACTAATGTAATAGTTTCTGATGGAACATTAAGATTAGACTCATCAGAA